CGGCGCAGGCCTCGCGGTGATATTGGCGAGTTGACAGTCAAAGAATTGGTCAACGCGTTCTTGAATGAAAAACAATCCGCCGTCGATTCGGGCGAACTTTCGGCCTTCACTTTCCGCGACTACAAGACCGCCACCGACTTAATAATTGCGGGGCTTGGCAAACGTCGGCTTGTCACGGACCTTGACCCTAGCGACTTCGCGAAGATGCGCAGGACCATGACGAAGAAATGGGGAATCCATCGCATCGCCAAGATCGTTCAATGCATTCGGTCTGTGTTCAGGTTCGGCATCGAAAACGGCATGATTGAAAAGGTTGTCCAGTTCGGCACCGGATTCAAGAAGCCCAACAAGAGAACCTTTCGCATCGCCAAGGCTAAGAAAGGTGAAAAGCTCTTCACGCCCGAAGAAATCAAGTCGATGCTGGGCGCGGCGACCGTGTCGCTCAGGGCGATGATTCTGCTTGGCGTCAATTGTGGCTTCGGAAACGGCGATTGCGCCACGCTGCCCTTCCGAGCGATTGACCTGGAAACAGGATGGATTGACTTCCCCCGTCCGAAAACCGGACTGGCTCGCCGGTGTCCGTTGTGGCCCGAAACGATTACAGCAATCAAGGACTGGCTGGCCGTTCGACCGCAGCCCAAAGACAACGCTCACGACGAACTCGTTTTCATCACGGCAACCGGGGGAAGCTGGTCGAAAGAGACAAGCGACAATCCCATCTCCAAGGAAACCTCCAAGCTACTCAAGAAACTCAACATTAACCGTCACCGCAACTTTTACGCGCTTCGTCATACTCACCGCACGATCTCCGATGAGGCTTGCGATCAACGCGCAAGCGCCTTCATCATGGGACACGTCGATGCGAGTATGGCCTCGCTCTACGTCGAACGTATCAGCGATGCCCGTTTGCAAGCCGTGTCCAATCATATTCATGCCTGGCTTTTCAATCGGGGTAATAATCCTTGACATTAGACGACCTGCCGCGCCGTCGTTTCGGTTTTGGCTCCCGGCCAGCGGCGCGCCGCGCCTCGAATTCCTCCAGCGCCTCTGGGGTTATGACCCAGCGCGGCTTACCGCACAAATTAGCAGCGGTGTTGATTGCCGGCAAGTGGCCAGCCCTGATCCACGCACGCACCTTGTCTTCGCCAATGCGATAACGCATGGCTACGTCGCGGACGGTAAAGCCGCAGGTGTCAGTCATCATGCGACACCCCGCTTTCGTCCCAGCAGCTTGCTCAGCTTGTGGTGTAGCTGCGTCATCGTAATACTCGTCCCTGCCCCTGTTCCTTCCGCTCGAATCAGCCCGCTTCAACCCGTGGCCTATGCCGAACACAGGTCCCCCGCCGACCTTCTCGAAATTGTCGGCCAACGTCGGACTAAGTAACGATGACATCCCTCGTCGAACTCTTCGACGTTCACTTCTGGGACCTCCAAATGGTCAACCATCGCGTCCCGGCAATCTCGGTCGACTTCGGCGCAGATTACTTCCAGTCAAACGACCATCTCGTTTGCGGTCATCGCGAATCCCCCAAAAAAGGACGGGCGAAAATCAGCTCCCAGTTATGCCGCCTTCGCCAACAACACGGTTGCGGTTAACCCAGCGTGGCCCAAAGCCAAGGGCCAGCGACCCGTCAATAAAACAAGAAGAGAGAGAACTTATTGCCTTTTTGCACCACCACTCGCGCGCGTGTATATAGACCCCTGTTCTCCCGTGCGTGTGCGCGGGCCCGAGCGCCAGATGCGCTAAAAGTCAAGAAGGGCGAATTCACCCGTAAGTCCTTATTTTGTCTAAGCTTTTGGCTCCCCACTTCTTGACGATTCTGACTTTTTGATTTTGCGGAAGGTTACCGACAGCGCTTTTCGACTCCCGGACTCTGGCTTTTGCTAGCACAAAAACCCTTTTCGCCAACTCCCGGCCGTCAAGAAGTCGGCAGGATTCGGTACAATTTACTGGGGCGACCACCGGTTTGGAGCTCGCAATGCTCGATCAACCGCTGGTTCAACAAGGCCGTCCGAACCTCTTCGTGGTCCCGCTCGCTCCAGGGGTGCTTGCGATTGATCTGCCAGAACGGCATCCAGGCATCGCCATGCCGTTCCTCCCATCTGCGCAACGTAGCGATCAGTTTCTTGCACCGCGCATCGAAGTCGTTTTCCGATACGTGTTCGTTGGCCATGAACAGCATGCGCCGCGTCTGATGCTCAACGAACCCACACGCCCACCGGACTGCGTCAACGTTGATGACCAGATCAGTATGGTTGTCGCTACACGCATAAATAAGCGCCAACCGCCGCACCTTTTCGTTAGCTCTCGCCCAGATGGCCATGCCGGCAGCATCGACCCTATCCTCGGCGATCGAATACTCATGATCGGCCCGCGTGCGAAACGCTCGAGCCAATTCAGCGGCTTCCGGCGTCTGTAGCACGACCATCGGCTCCGGATGGACGCTAACTAAATTTCCCGGTTCGCTTTCCGGGCAGAACTCGGCCCACCATCGAGCGGTCTTGATGATGGACTCAGGCAAATCGCGCACGACGGCATCTTGTCCTTTCCCTCGTTTACCGGTCTCCATAATGAGCATGCGGGCGAAGAACCCATTGGTCAGCATCTTTAGCGACAATGCCTCGTAGTAATGTCGAGGGATCGCGGTGCCGAAGATGCAAAGGCCTGGTTGGTCGATGATCCTCGGCTCCCCGCCCGCTTTGACTCGCATGGGGTAGATGGAGTTGGCGCTCGAATACATCTTGAGCAAGACGTTCATAATCCCTTCGTGCCTGGCATCCTTGCCCAGGTTAATCTTGGCCATCAAGCCATCGATTTCATCCGTCTGGAACAACACCGAGGGGCATGTGAACAGCCGGTCTTCGATGCCCTCGCCGCTGGCGAACGTATCGCCAAGGCTTCTGGCCATACCGGCGTGAAGCAAGATCCGCTGGTTGACCTTCCTCGGGTAATCCTTACCCGCCCCGGAGTTCGCCAAGCCGAGGACATACAGGTTTGTGCGGTTGTCGGACTCGTCCCGGACTTTTCGACTAGCCAGGACGGCCTGAAGTGAAAGAGCGCCGCAAAAGGCCAAGACTCGCTCGGGGTGCGGGGCGGTTTGCAAGGTGTAGTTCATCACCTCGTTGATGAAACCGGGGACGAAAAGCAGATGGTCGGGGATCGTGCCTAGGTCGGCGTTTTCTGTGGCGTCGTCCGGCGAGCGCTGTGCATACATTTGCTGCCAATGGTTCTCCATGAGAGCCACGGTGATCTGGTCCGGCTCATAGCGGGCAACACTAGACGCGATCGTCTCAACTTCGCCTTCGTGCAGCGGAGGCTGACACCGGTCGGCATTGACTTGCGACAAGGCTGCCTGGATCTCTGCGGCAGTCATGCCGACGCGCCGCATCGACCCAGCCAACTTGGTGAGCGTACTGTTACGTTCACCGTCCGGGATCATGTTGGGCGTCGAACTGGCTATCTCGCTTGCAAACGACTTGTCGTCTTCCAACCGATCAAGCATCTCGACAAGCCAGCCCGGGGGCTCAGGCAACGACTCCGGCGGGACATTAAGCCCGTGGTCGGAAGCCCACCGGTACGCTTTGCCATCGACCACCGACGGCGCGACCACGAAATATCCGCCGTTGGCACGCATATCGACCTTGGCGGCAAGCCGGCCGGTGGTGCAGGACCAACGCCGACCTGCGGGCTGACGGAAGACATGGTGCTTTCCGTCTGTGGGCGTGCATGACAGCGGCGCTTCCGTTAGATCTACGAGCCGGTCTGGCTCGTCGTGGAGCCAGGGATTGCCATTACCGTCGATGTCCAGAACTGCGAGGCCATCGGTGGCAATCGCCACGTTAGCCCTTGGGTTCTCACGCCACCAGCGTTCGATCTGGTTCTCGTCCATCGTGGCCTGGAGAAAGCCATGTTCGGTCCACGGTTCCTTGGTGTCGGGCCGACAGGGGAAGACCCGATAGCCCAGCTCGGCATAGCTTAGCGCCGATTCCAACAGGTTGGTTTTTTTCTTGGACACTGTGAAACCACTTCAAAAACGGATTTCGTCGAGATCGAATTCCTTGTCTTCGTTTGGCTCGGGCGTCGCTGGTGCTTCGGGAAGCGGTCCCAACTCGTAATGGATGATGCGCTCAAACTCGTCGCCGGCGAAGGTACGCACCGTGATCGACGTCGGCACGGCAAGTCCGCCGGTGCTTGCCAGGTCGACAGCTTCCTGAGCGGTGTCGGGGACGCCGTCACGCGAACGCTGCGTCCACCAGGCAACGGCCTTGGCACGGGCATACCCCTTGTGCTCGAAGCAGATCCATTCGGACTTGTACTTGTGGAAACCGATCTTGTACTCGACCCGCATGGACCGTGGGGCGTCCTCGGCGGCGTCGCGTTTCGTGTGAACGCTGTAAAAAACGTCGCGTACCGCATACGTGGTGGTCGTTATTTGGCTGCTCAGAATCATGGCCTCCGTCGCGTTTACGACGTGCTTCTGGCGCACCGGCTGCGGAAACTCGAATCCACAATCCTGGCACCGGGCATATCCGGCCGCCATCACGGTGTGGCATATTGGGCATTCTTTGGCCGGGGCTTTTCCGTGTCGGAAAAACTCAATTCCTGAATGTTGGATTTGGTCCACTGGCCCATGGCGCAGCACGTTGCCACCGAAGTCAAGCACCAGGCAATTCTGTTTGCCTGGATGCACGCGAAAACCTCGGCCTACCATCTGGTAGTACAGCCCGGGCGACATCGTTGGCCGCACGATCGCCACGCAATCGATGTTAGGCGCATCAAATCCGGTGGTCAGCACGCCGACATTGCACAAGTACTTAAGCTGCCCGTGGCGGAATCGCGTCAGGAGTTCCCTGCGATCTGCCTTGGAAGTCTCGCCGGTGACAAATCCGCAGGCGATGTTGTGTTGGTTTTGCAAGGTGCGCACGAGATGCCGGCCGTGCTTGATGCCGCTGGCAAATATCAGGACGACGTGGCGATCGTGCGTGTAGCTCGCGAGTTCGCGACATGCACCTTCTACGAGTTGGTGTTGGTCCATGAGATCTTCGACTTCGTTGGCGACGTAGTCGCCGTCACGAACATGCAGCGTATCGGTCTGAGCTTTACTGATGCCCGCCTTCGTGATCACAGGACATAAGAAGTTGTCACGGATTAACTCACGGACGCCAACCTGAAAGCAGATGTCGTTGAGAACGCCGTCCGGGGTACAGATCGGCCCGCTCTTGAGCCGGAACGGCGTCGCCGTGAAACCAATGATCCTTAGATTGGGATTGACGATGTATGCGTCCTTCAAAAACTGGCGATACATGCCATCGCCTTCCGCTGGAATCATGTGGGCCTCGTCAACGATAGCAAGGTCAAAAACGTTTAACTCGCGGGCACGCTTGTAGACCGTCTGGATGCCCGCCACGATAACCGGGGCATTAGCATCACGACGGTTCAGACCAGCGGAATAGATTCCGAATTCGATTTCGGGGCAGATCGAATTCAATTTGTCCGCAGATTGTTCGAGGAGTTCTTTGACGTGTGCCAAGATCAACACCCGACCGTTCCACAAGTTCACCGCGTCTTGGCAAATCGATGCCATCACCGGCGTCTTGCCGCCCGCTGTCGGAATCACGACGCAGGGGTTATCGTTGCGCATGCGAAGATGCGTGTAGACGGCCGCCTTGGCGTCTTCTTGGTAGGGACGCAGGGTTAGCATCGTTCCTTCCGAATGAACACAAGGGATTTTACACGCTCGATTGGTTCGCGCTTCACAATGGACAGGCGCACGATCTGGTTATCATGCAGGTAAGCGCCGCCATGCTGGAGTGCGTCAACAAAAGCCCTTTGCAAACTGTCGATGTCGGGCCGACGGGGGCCCGGGGGGAATATCTCCACATCGACCGCCAACGGGCCGGTCATCGGCTCGATGCCTCGCGCCGCGAGAATCGCCATTACACCTGCCGAAAGCGGGCCCCTCCCCGCTGATTAGTGTTCGCGGTCCGAACCGCCGCCAATAAAGGTTGATCGACGGCGGATAGGGCAGTTCGAACTCGGACATCAGGATCGTCTCCACGGCGACGTGGTGTTTGCCTGGGGCGGCCCGTTTGCCGCCGGTGCCGTCTGAGCATCCTTCTTGGCGTAGCCCTTGATTTCGTTGGTGATCTCACTGGTGTCGTCGCGCTTCTTACACCTGACGTGGATGACAAGCGGCAGGTTGTGCAGCTCGACCGAGTCGTTAGGCGCCAAGACGCCGACGGCCCGACAGATTGCGGACAATTCCGCGCGAGCGATCTGCACCGCAGTGGCGTTCGGGTTGTCAAGATTGAGTCGCGCCCAGAGCAGCCGGTTTTTGGAGGGGCCTTCCAGGATTTGGAAGGTGAGCTGGAGATAGTGCCCAGTGCCGGCCTTGTTCGCCTTCATCTCGCTTTCGGCGATGATGGCGCTGTACTTGCCGGCCGGGATCGCGTCGAAATCGGTTGACGGTTCGACCTGGCTGGCATCGAACCCGTTCAGACTAGCCATTTGTGTTGGCTCCTTCGGTTTGATGGTTGGAAAGGGCGGACACGAACGCCGCCCAGGACAGAGGAAGTTCTTCGTTGAGTCCGTAACGATTTTTGGCCACGCACGACGGTCCGCCAATGCACCGCATAATGCGTTCGCCGCCGTCCTTGCCGATCGCGTGCGCGATCGTTCGCTTGCGATTGAAGCCAACATCGGCACTCTCAGTGCGGAATTTCCGAGTGGCAAACAGCACTACATCGGCCCATTCACTTACCAGTGCTGCAGCATGCTTGTGCAGTCTGGGTGAATAACGGTCGTAGGGTGGCGCCTCAGGGTCCTCGAATTTCTCGACCTTGGCGTGAGCGATCATCAATACGACCATGTGCCGCTGATGCCGCAAGAGGTTGAGCTGCTCGACAACCTCACGCCAATAGGTAATGGCGTGCATGTAACCCCTGGCGTAACCGCCGTCGGCTTTCTCGATATTCTTGACGTCGAAGTCGGTGCAGACGCGGTCCCAGATCAGTCGTTCTAGCCAGTCGAGTGAATCGAGCACCACGGACTCATAGTCGTGCGGCTGCGTGCGGAGTTCGTTGAGGGCGGCCGTGACGTCCTCGTAGTTCGCCGCAAGTGGGAATTTGGCGGCGTCGATTTGGTCGAGACCGTCCTCGGTAGGTACAAAGATCGGCTTTGGCGATTGCGACCCAAACGTGCTCTTGCCGATGCCCGGCGTACCGTAGAGGAGCAAGCGCGGCGGCTTCGCCGTTCGACCATGTTGAACGCGCGACATCAAAGTCATTCATTGACCTCCTCGGATTGCCGATTAGGAATGGTATTGACGCGCTCCACCTGGAACGCGTCACTACCGAATTCGCGCCGGACGTAGCCGACGAACAGACGGTTCACGTCCCGGCCAACCGGCGTGCCCGCGTCAATGACGCAAGCGCGCCGGTCAGCATCCAAGAAATGCGCTGCATCGATACGGACCTGGAATTCGCCATGTAGGCTCTCGGCGCCCCAGAGCGCTAACAGCAGCGTGACTTCAACGTCCTCGACGGGAACGTGAGGTGGGAAGGTGTAGCGATACAGTTCCTTGACCATGTAGGTTTCCTCTGTGAGTTGCTCAGGCCTCTATAAAAAGACCTTTGCAATCGATAGGGGAACTGACGCAGCAAGTCACAGATAAATTCGAAGCCCCGCGTCCTCGAAGCATTTGCGCAGGCGTTGCACTTGGCGCTGCAGCGTCGTGCGCGGCAGGCCCAAGTCCCGCGCCACCTGCGACAGGGATTGCCTCTTGAGCCGCTCGGCCAAGGCGCTAAGCTTATCGGGCAATCGGGTGAGCACCTCGGCCAGGTCGCTGGCGAGATCGAATGCTTCCTGATCGCCAGGATGCGGATCCTTGGGTTCGACCGGATTGCCATCCTTGGTCTGCGACTGGTCTAAGGAGCGCACTACGCCGCCGTCGCGCTTTTTAGCGCGCCGCTCTCGTAGAATCATCGCGACGGAGCGCTCGATGACAGTGGTGATGAAGACGTTCGGGTGGGCCTGTTCGGGGTCGAACAGGTCCAGGCTTTGGAGAAGGCGCAGGACCAGCTCTTGTTCCAGGTCCTGGTGGTCTTGCTTGGTAAAGCCGGCGCGGCTGGCGAGCAGCCGGGCCTTGCGTCGGATGATACCCTGGGCGAAACGGTCGAGAACGATTTTGTCGTTGTGCATCAACTCGAGCAGCCCATCTCGACGAATGGACAGGTCGTGTTTGGAGAGGTGGAGTGTAGCCGTGTCGGATTGTGCCGGCTTGCCGTTTGAAGACGGCGGCGAACTCGCCGCTTGAATGTCGAAGTTCGTCTCAGTATAATTCATCGAGCAGTTCCTTGCTGCTGCATTTCGACGCCTTGGCCGGGTCTGTCGAATGCAGTCGTTCTGGTCTCAGTGCGCTGTCCTATCGATCCTGCCCCGCGGTCGAACGCGGGGCTTCCCCTACGCTCTTCACTGTCCGCTGGCCTCCGCCGCCGTGGCGGTGCCATCTCGTCGGTCGTCGATGTCGCGCAGGATGTTGGCGATGCGGTCCAGATCGGCCTCGTCGAAAACGCGCAGTGTCCCAGCGATGCTATTTGCGGCAATTGCACGCGAGCGGATCACGTATTCGACTCGGTGAATTGGCTCGTTCAGCCTGCGAGCGATCTCACCAATCGTGAGTAAGATTTTGGCAGCCGTGGCCATCGGATTGCACCCTGTGGTCTGAACCGCACAAATAAGCCCCACACAGATGCAGTTTTTCACGGTCAGCAGTTCACGGTGAAACTGGGCATGAACTGAAAAAGCCCGGTTTATCACCGGGCTTAGGAAGTGCGTTCGCTGATTTTCTTATTAATGATGCCGCCCATTACGGCGGCGGTCTTGTTCACGCTGGTCCAACCAGCCTTCGGCCAGCAGGACAAGCAGCGATTTGCGCTCCTGCTCTGTCCGGGCGTTAGGGTCTGCGTCAGCAAAGGCGCTCAAAATATAGTCAATCAGGCTACTGCGATCCGTTAGGGAGAGTTTTTCAAAGCGCTTCCTGGTTTGAGGATCGCTGGCTTCCAAAACTATGACAAAGATCTCATCGCGATTCTCTGCTGTCAGGGAACGGTCAGCGTCGTCGGGAAGAATATTTTGCATATTGTCCGTCAAAGTCCTTTCTCTGACCGATCGTTTGATACTATCACGGTGCTTTCTCCAAGGCGGTCGTTCACTCGCGTACCCTTTGGAGCACTTCAGCAGCCACATGATGCCTTTTATGCTCGGTTCGCGGCCTTCCTTCTTCTCCGCAACAATGTAATTCTCAACGCGCTTGTCATCGTGATCCTTCCATGCTTGCGTTCTTTCGATTGTGGTTGCGGTTAATCCGGTCGATTCTGCCGCCTCGTCTTTCATCGCGTCGGGATTGGTGGCTACATACTCGCGAACGATTTCTTCATTTGATGTGTCATGTTGCTCGTTCGCGCGAGGAGCCAGGCTGGTTTTCTTCACTTCGCACCACTTGACCACCGTATCAATTGCCCGCAGCATGTCCTGAATTAACCCTTCAGTAATGTTGTCTGCCTCAACATCATTGAGTAGTTTGGGCCTTAGCGGAATGTCGCCACCGATCCGCTCCGTCTGGGCGATCCGGCCCATCGCATCCCACATCTCACGAAGTGTGCGGGGGCAGTAGTGCGCCCACTGACTACGCTCCGTGCATTCCTGAGCCAAAAGTTGCCGCCAGCGGTTACAGGATTGGATCAGATCTTCACTTGTCCCGACGTTCCGGATTTTCCGAATCACGACAAGGTAGAAAACGCGTTCCAAAGCCGCGCGGGATTGTGGTGATATCTGCGCGCGCTCTTCTGACATGGTTCACCTACTTTCCTGGCGCCCGATTCCGGCGCCGGGAGTTGGGCATTTGCGTTCAACGCGAAGGATGCAATCGCCCGAGTGCCCGACCCGCTCTTGCGCCATATCGATGAGTTCAAGGATTTCTCGGAGCGTCCTGAACAAAACACGTCGGCACTTGACTATCCCATTGGCTCCTCGGGGTCTTCCAGGTTGGGAGGTGGCGTGGCTGGGAATACGGCAGTCGCATAGTAAACAAAACGCTCGCCTGCCGCGCGCCGTGGTAGGGCTTGCGCAAACAGACGAGCGTATCTTTTTCGAGAGCCTACCACGGCAGAGTCATGGTAGGCCAATGCCACCGACGCGGCGAGGGAGAATTCGGGGTCCCAACCGTACTCGGCGAAGACGGCCGTGAAAGAGGACGTCGCACAGTTTTCGTGTCATACCGACGCCCGCACGATCTTGAGAGATCGCCTTCTGGAGACATTGGCGAACGCGGCGCCCGAGGACGGAAGCGGCGTGCATGTGCTTGAAGTCAAGATTTCCAAAGACGAGTAGAAAGAAAAGCGCCGAAGGTGCAGC